TTGTGGTTTAAGTTGATTTACTCCTCGATTTACCGTAGGTGCAGGATTTTGAGCCGATTGTAATGGTACATTTGTAATTGGTTTTAACTTACTATTAGGTTCATTTGTAATTGGTTTTATTTCCATTGGTTTCAGTTCCTCCACATCTTTTGATAAAAATCTACGTCCATAACTATTCCAAGCTTTTTGAGTTCTTGGACCAAAAGTACCATAACCGGACCCTTTGTTTAAAACACCTTTAGTAAAACCTGTTGCCCAACCTTGAGCATTTACATCTAACCAATCTTGAAATAACTTAACACCTTCAATATTTTTTAATTCGGTTGGAATTGGAGTTGTTTTTTTAATTCGATTTATTTTAAACTCTGGGTCATTACAAGTGTAATTACTCGTTTTTTTAGTTGTTATTTCATATTTTCTACCATTATCATAATAATAATGATTATTTATTTGATAATATTCAGAACCTTTGGCGGTTTTACCCTTTTTAGCTTGTGGATGTTTAGGAACACAAGGATATTTTGACCAATCAGCAGTAGTATTAACTAAAGTATTACCACCCATTGAAACTATTTGAAATGTACCAGGTCTCATATAATCACCTTGTATGTCAGCAGTAGCAACAATACCTAAACTTTTTAATTTATTTATAATTTTTGTAGCATCAAACCCATTACTATTACCAAATTCATCATTAATTGTTTGAACAATATCTAATTTTTTTGGTTTATTTTTAACTAAATCGTTAACTCTTGAAAATTGGTTAACGGAACTAATTAAGTTAATAGCACCAATCATTTCTTCAGGGTTTGTACCAAAACCTTCAGCAGATTTATAAAATTTATCAGCAATTCCCATTTCAGGAGATGTTTGAGTTGTCGTGGTACTGGGTTTGTTCGAAATAGTATCAGGAACGGTCCCAATAACCGATTGTTCAGAAATAACAACACCTCTTTTATAGTTCAATAAAAACTTCATTGAATTTATTTCTTCACTAATTTGTTTTTTCATATTTTTAAATTAAAACTAATGCTTTATTTAACGCACTTCCAAAAGCGGTAGATAAAAAATTTTGTATTGGGTCTGAACTACTTTGAGTAGTATCAGTTTTAGTTGTTGTTTGTTGAGTGGTTTCTGTAGTTCCTACGTCTTCCTTATAATTTTTCTTGGCTTCATCTGTTTTTTGATATTCTTCCATTTTTTTAGCCATTTCGTCATCACCACCTAACTTATTACTAAGTTCTTCAGGTCCAATAAAATTTCCTATACCGATATAATCTAAAAATCCTAACCACCATTTAGTTTTACCCATTAGAATTTTAATTCCTCTTCCCTCAGGACTTCTAAATAATCTTGGTAATCCACCAAAGAATGTGTTTGTTAGAAAACCAGGTTTTGACATATCCGTAAGATTGAAAATTTTTGTGTCTTTTAAATATTTTTGAATTGTTGGTATTTTTTTACTTAAATTTGCTTTACTTGGACGCTTTAACGCATCTTTAACCATTTTTTGTAATGTGTTACTTTTCTTACCAGCGTTACCTAATAACGTAAAGTAATCCTTAATAATATTTTTCATACCTTTAAATGGTCCTGCAGGTATTTTATCAATAAAAGTATTAATTTTTGGTGCCCAACTTTCAGCACTTTGTAAAAACTGACCAATAAAACCAGGTTTTTCAGCCATTGATTTTAATGTGGCAGTTGCTTTAGCAATATCATCAGTAGATGCACCAGCTTTAGTTGCCAATTTTAAAGCAGATTCTAATTGTTTAGTTGCGGTATTACCAGTTTTTAACGCCATCATTACTGGTTTAGTTGCCACGTCACCAACATACATTGGTAAAGCAGCTATTAAAGTTAAAATACCAAATAGTGTTTCTCCTTGAGAAAAATATGAAATAGAGTTGATTGTATCAACAATCGGAGTTGGGTCAACAATACCTAAAACATCCATAACGGTATTATACCAAGCCTCATTTACTATTTTTTTTTCCTTAGAAATATTATCGGTAATTAACTCTAATTGTCTTTCTGTTAAAATTATTGACGGCATTTGATTTTTATTTATAAATACCTGTTAAAAGAAAAAAAAATCTTATTTATTTTGTTGATACCACATAAAATTGTATTTTTGTTAAAATCACCTAAAATTATGAAAAAAATGTATAAACTATATTCGGTAGAAATTAAAACATTATTAAAAATAATTGGAATTGGTTTTGTTTCAATAATATTACTTAAACTTGGTATTGTTAAATAAAAAAAGGTCTTACGACCCTTTATTTACCTATTTTATCTTTGTCTGATGTAATTATTTTATTATAAGCCGAATGGGCTAAAACAACTTTTTCAATTTCAGGTATTGTATTCCACGGAATACTATGTTCAGACTCAGGACTATAATCTCCCTCAACCAAATATACCACAATAGTATTAGGTTCTAATGTTAAAAAACCATGAGCTTTATTATTAGGAATACGAACAGCGTCAGTATCTTTCATTACCAAATATTCAACTTCCTTAGTATTAAGGTCAACCATAAAATCTACAATCAAACCTTGAACAACTTTAACATACTTTGTTTGTCTTGGATTATCTTGATAATGAAGACCCCTAAACGTATATGGTTCATTATTAATACTAATAGAACATTGGTCCCATTTATCACCCAAAACCGTGGTTGATATTGGTGTATATGAACCTCTGTCGTCTTTAAATGTTAAATGATTATAATGCTCCATGTTCTTTTATTTCTAATTTTAATTGTTTCTTTTGGTCAACAAAACCTTGAACTCTTTTTTTGGCAACTTCCGTATAGTTTTGAGAAAGTTCCACCCCTAACCATTTTCTATCTAAAGTCTCTGCGGCAACCATACTTGTTCCACTACCACAGAATGGGTCAAGAACAACATCATTCTTATATGTAAGGATTTTGATTGCCTTAGTTGGAATGTCCATAGAGAATGTTGCTTTAGTCATTTGTTTCGTGTCGGCAAAATAATTCCATTGTCCGAAAACCAAGTCCATAAATTCTCTTTTTGATTCTTCAGGATATAATACTTTCTTTTTAAATGTACCATCCTCTTGTTCCACATTATCAATAACACCAACCCATTCAGGTTCACCTTTAATCTTTTTAATATGGTTTTTCTTATAAGCAAGGACTACACACTCTTTTGGATTATAAATGTATGGTGCTGATGGTGACATCCAAGAACCCCAAGCTGTGGTCTTGCTTCTATGTGGAGAACTCTCTTCAAGGTCAACAACTCCAAAGAATTTAAATCCAACCTTTTTCATAACTCCCCAAAACTCTGCCATAAATAAAACTCTTCCACCTCTTTCTTGTGTGTTGGTTTCGTATGGAATGTTTACGGCAATTCTACCATCATCTTTTAATACACGTAAGGCTTGAGTTAACCACTCTTCTGTGAACACCCAGTAATCCTCCATTGTCATATCATCTTGATGTGTATCGTAGTTGATATTACAATTGTATGGTGGTGATGTTACGATTAAGTCTACGGAACCTTCAGGAAGTTTTCCCATTTCCTCTCTACAATCTCCGTTTATAATTTTTCCTGTTTCTATCATATCTTTTAATTTTCGTGGTATTCCCACTCGTCGTTATTTTTAATCATATTAATTGGAAGGTCTAAGAATATTGCGTTTTGTTCTCCTGCGTATAGACCAACTATGTTATAGTAATAAAACTCTTCGGCTTCCAAACTATCCATTCCATCTCTTTCCATTAGAATTGATAATATCTTTTCTTTGGAATATAATATTCTTGGTCCATTACCAAACTCTTCGGCAATACCTATAATTGCTCCTTCGAGACCATCTAATAATATGGCTCCTTCAGCCTTTTCGTGAATATCAACTAACATTATCTTCTAAGTTTTTAATTTTTCTTTCAAGATACCATAAGGCTTTCTTTAGGTCTTGAAGTTCTTTGTCTGCCCCTTTTTTTCCCGCTCTTGAAATATATTTTACGGTGTTTCCAATATGAAAATCTAAACCCCACGCCTCAATAACTTTGATGGCTTCATATTGATTATCTTCCCCACCATAATGATTAGGGTGATTAACTTGTTCTGTCATTGTTTGTATATAATAATTTAACTTTATTAATATCTACAACAAATCTAAACTTAATTAACATTAAATTATCTTTACCGTAATCACATTTTTGTTCCATATTTGCACCGACAACTTCAAACCTTAATCCATTAACCACAACACCTGTTGGGTCAAGATAATCAATCTCAATATCTGTCATTTTAAACAAATCTGACGGATTGAACGAATATTCTGTTGTCTCATAAATTTCGGTAGTAAAGATTAATTTTTCACCTTCATTTATTATTTTGAATTTCCTAAATAGATATTCAGGAACAAATACGTCTTTGTTGAATCTTATTAAGAATCTATTTGTCTTTAAAGGTTCAAATGGTTTAAAATTTTCAAATTGCTTTTCCATTTTTTTTAAATTTAGTCTTTTTTTTCTATATGTTTAATTACAAAATAATCTTTAGCATAACCACTTTCCTCAACAATTCCATCTTCAATTAATTTATTAATTATTTCTCTAGTTTTATCCACTGGTAGTTTAAGGATATACTGACTAATATAGCCAATATGAATTGGTTGTCTTAATTTAGCTATTAAGATTTTTTCTGCTTCTTTTTCCATACTATTCAAAAATTATGTTTTCTTTTTCTACGTATTCACGGAACTTTTTTTCCGCTTCTTCGTATGTTTTATACATACCAAGAATTGAATCTAATTCAACTGGTTCTGTAACCCCAAACTTACCATTTTTAGTTTGGTAGATAAATGTGTCTAAGATTTCTTGGGTAATCATTTTTTCTTTCCGTGTTTTTTAGATTTGGTTTCTACTTCTTCGGTTGATTTTGTTTTGGTTGCCTTGGTTGCTTTCCATTCTAATTTTGCAACATACATCCAATAGCCACTCTTTACTCTTTTTTCTGCTTCGCTGTCAGTTACTCTAATAACATCGCCAGCATCAACATTTACATTACTTTTAATTGCTTTAATACACTTCATTGTTTTTTTCCTCCGTGTTTGGTTTTAGGTTTATAATTAATTTTATTTGTTCTTCAGTATTTCCTTGAGAGAATAATTCTTTAATTTCACAACTCTTTGGGTCTTCGAAAATAATTGCGTCGGATTTCCCATACAAGTCCTTAAGTCTATTTGACTCGAGAGCCTCGATTGTAAGTTTTAAGTTAATATTTCTCTTATTTAATCCCACAGGACAATTATACAAAAATTTAGTTAAGAATCAAAATTATCTATCTTTTTTATAT